AGAAATCCTTAAACGTATCAAACTCACTGTGATCTAATTTCTTTTGACCGAGTTCAACACTAGCAATATAATCCAATCGATATGACTCTTGTGCTTTATAAGTAAACTTCTTATAAAGATCAAGATAATCAAGTTGAGTTACACCACCAACATCAAAAGTAGTATGAGAACGTCCATTAATATAAATCTCACCTTGACTAACAAGTCCCCAAGGTGAGAACCTCTTCATCAATTTCTCACCAAGTACACGTTCAATACGTTTACAAATATATGGAATATCATATAATTGAATGTTCCATCCAGTAATAACATCTGGAACATCCTGCATCCAATACTGAATAAAATTAGTTAAAAGATCATGTTCAGTAGGACAATGATGGTATGTTACATCCTTCCTATTATTCTTAAAGGGTTTACTTCCCCAAGTAACGATCTGCTTAGTTGTATAGTCTTGTATTGAGATAGCCAGTATCTCTTCCACGCACGATTCAACATCAGGGAACCCTTGCTCAGACGCAACTTCAATATCAAGAGTAACAAGTTTAATCTTGCTGATGTCAAACTTGATCTCATCCTCAGGATATTTCTCTGAAATATACTGGTAGATGTAACGGTCATTACCATATATCTCGAATCCTTCCACATCCTGGTATTTCTTATAAAACTCCCTACAATCTCGGACTGTTCCTGGATGAATTGATTCAACGTTTTCTCCATTCAACGTCTTATATTTAGTATTCTTTTTAGATTTGACAAATAATGTAGGGAAGAACTCATCCCTATGCTCATACCTCTTTCCATTCTCAACTCCTCTAACAAGGAATTGATTACCAATCAATTGTACATTAGTGTAGAATTTCACTTAAGAAGATTTTGATATTTTTCAAGTAGGGTAGGTTTAGGTTCTGTAAGAGTAAGAATCTTATCTGAGGTTATCATAAAAACATTCTCATTGGTAACATCAACCAACCAAGGAGTTAGTGTACCATCTTCTTTTAATAAAAATGGTTCAGTTAATTTACAATCAGGTTCTCCGAGTTCAGAAGTAACCTCATCAATCTGTGAGACCAACTTCTGCTGATCCAATAGAACTATCAGTTTGATCATCTTCTTTAAAGTTTTTTAGGACATCTTCAATGTACATATCATGTATCTTGTCTTGAGGAGTAACCATCGTAACTACCCAATCTACAGCAAGAGGAATGACTTTCTCTTTAGCTAATGGCATCCACGGAAACATTGCAATTGTAGTTCCTGGTTTACTTTCACTATCATCATTCGGAGAAGGTTCTGTGGTCTTAACTTTTACCGTACATGGTTTGGTTAAGAAATATCCCATAACCTTGTCTTCAGAAGAAACCATCTCTTGCACATCTGCAATAATGTCTTCCCCAGATTTTAATAATAGGACTTTAACAGTCATAGTTTACCGATGCTCCGTACTAATTATATCACCAATCACCCAAGACTGCAACCCAATCATTGATTGAACATCATCCACAACGTCAGGAGGAACCACTAAGCAATACCCTATACCAAGATTAAATACCTTCTTCATCTCTTCCTCAAGTATCTCACCAGCACACATTATTTTTTGGAATAAAGGTGGTAAGGGCCAAGAATTATAATCTACTACTGCTTCAAGACCATCTGGAATACAACGTGGAAGATTCTCTGGTATACCACCACCAGTAATATGTGCCATCCCCAAGATAGGAAACTCTTCTACAAGATCCATAACCAAAGGAGCATAGATGTGAGTAGGAGTCAGAAGTTCTGGATGATCCTTATAAAAGATCTTATGTCTCCATAACATATCATTGATAAGAGTATAACCATTACTATGCAATCCACTACTCTCTATACCAATAATCACATCTCCTGGTTTAATAATACTCCCATTTATAATATCATTCTTTTCTATAATACCAGTACAAAATCCTGCAAGATCATAATCATTCTGTCTAAAATGTTCAGCAGTCTCTCCACCTATAAGTTCTACTCCAGCAATCTCACATCCTTTAATAATGCCTTCCATTATCTGATCTACATTATCGTCCAACTTCTGAGTGGAAATATAATCTAAAAAATATAATGGTTTAGCACCACAAGTAATAATATCATTAACACACATCGCAACAAGATCTATACCAATCGTAGTATAGTCACGCATAATCTTTGCAATATTAATCTTAGTACCTACTCCATCAGTACCAGATACTAAAATAGGTTCCTCGTATCCACGAGGAACCTTGAACATGCCACCAAAACCACCAATGGTAGGGGCCTTTTCTTTTAGTCTTTCTACAAAAGCATTACCAGCATCAATGTCAACTCCCGAAGATTTATAATCCATAACAAAAAATAGTTTTAACTATTTAGAGCCAGTCTTTGCGAGCATGATGTTCAGGGACTATCTTTCCTACAGTAATAGTTAATAGTCCATCTTCAAAGTCAACTTTCTGAACTTCTGTATCATCAGCAATACCCCATGATCTTTGGAAAGATCTTTGAGCAAGTCCCTGATGTGCATAGTCAGCATCTTCTTTCTTCTCTTTGTCCCCCTCAACAACTAATTTACCATATTCAGTGTAAACTTTAACTTCTTTCTTTTTAAATCCAGCAAGAGCAATTTCTAGTCTGGACTCCACATTGTTTACATGAACTATGTTGTAAGGTGGATAATTCTGTTGTGTAGTTTCATTAAAGAAACGATTAAGGTAATCATCGAGACCAATGCTATTTCTCTGAATTCTTTCCATTAATTCAGGAAGATTGGCAGCGTGAAACCGTGCTAGGTTAGTCATGATAGCCTCCTTTAAAAGCGAGATTTAGTTGTGATGTCCCTTTCGGCGACATAACTAATTATAACACAAGTCTTTTAAAGAGGGGTGTGGTTAACCCATCAAAGTTATACGGTAGCAATAACAGACAATCCAATAAGCATAGATTGAAGTAAGAATATTAATCGGCATCTTGAGTTTTACCTTTCTTGCCAATATTATACTTCTGCTCTAGTATCCAATCACCTTTATCTTTATAAGAAAGTACTTTAATTTGATTAAGAGGTGCAATATCTGCCACTGAATCTTCCTTTACTATTGAAATAAGTCCCCAATCAGATAGTAAAAGAGCAATGCGGTTACGTCGCTGTACATCATTAAGTGTGAGGTTAGCATGTTTTCCATCAAGAGCAAAGAGTTCCTTAAAATGCACAATATAATATCTACCCTGCTTGTGCAGTATATGGCAAGACTGATAGAGTTTCTTCTCTTTCCTAGATGCAACACCAATTCGTGTTAATGTCTCACGTACTTTTAGAAAATCATCGGGTTGACCTAATTCAACCTCAAGCATCTTATCCTGGGCCCACTCCACAGTAGGTTCCACCGTCGCCATTGTCATTTCGTTCCTCCAGTATCAAGTCGTTGTTTAATAAAATTAATTTGTTCGGGGGTTAATATCTTTAAAGCTTGTAATGCTTTTTCGTTACTATAACCATAGTATTGTTTGATGATTTCGAGGTCCGTGACTTTATCCTTACGGAGCCAGGGAGAAAATCTCTTCTTTTTCCTCAAAGTATTTAGATAAAAAGAATATTGCATGTCTTTATCTAAGAAATGATATTTGTTCATTTCATTAACAAACATAATACAATCAAGATGTCCCGATAAACAACGATTAATAATATAAGGAGGATATTCCTTTATATCTTCTGATAGATCTTCTTTTGTAAAGTTGATAGAATTCAACCAATCTTTAAGTTCTGTCATGATAGTTCAGGTAATAAATCAAATGCTAAGACTATTCTTTGTTTATCCGTTGTAGTAGGAGTAACAAAGTGTAAAGTAGAAGAAGGGACAATGAGTAACATACCTTCTTTACAAACAGGAGAATGTTGAAGAATAGTTTCATCAGTTCTTGGATCTTGCCAAGGAGCAATAAAACAAGGAGGACTATGAACTTCTGGGTCATACTCCAAATATAAGATGCCAGAAAATCCCCAACTTCTATGATTATGAGGAGTTTGATAATCTCCTTTTTGATATCTCACAAACCAAGCATCACTCATAGAACATGTGATCTCTGCTTCAGTACAAAACTTAGAAAGCTCAGGTTTTAATAACTCTGCAAGATAGGGAACATAGGATTTATCACTTGTTCTTCTATCAGTTTCAAAGTTGTGCAATTCCTTTCTTATAAGATCTTGCTTATATAAAAGATTAGTTAATTCTTTTTTCTTATCGTCCCAATCATCTACTTGATAAAGATATGAGAGATATTCAAACAGTGGTAATTTCATCTTATAATTTGAATATCTTGATCTTCTGTCCAGAGTTCAACCTCAGTTCTAAACCTACCCTCTGACTTTAATTTTTCATATCTCTTACTTGCTTTCTTCTTCCATACTTTAATTATATTCTCAAGATAAAACTTATCCCAATTAGGACCACGAACTAATTCATCCTGCTCACCAAGCATCACCTCACGAACATTTCCATAACCATAATCAGAAATATAAAATCTCTTTCTCTGAGTAAGAGTAAATGCCATATCAATAACAGCATTAAACTCTTTTAATTTCTCTTGGTCTTGTAAATTATTTTTGATGATGGATATCATCTTCGTCTGTCTCTTTAACTTCTTAGAAGACGCTCTATTATCAGTCAAAGGTATGCTATTATTCAAATAGGTGAACCTATCATGAAGTCTATGAAACACATCGTTATGAAGCAGAGGAAGGAACTTACTATCAGTTAGACCTTTATACCTCATAAACGGTTTAAGACCGTCATACTGGGATGCAGAGGTCGTAGAACCATACAATGAAGTAGTCTCGAATAAAGCAATATCTTTCTCAAATACTTCATTCAAAGTCTCTCTCGCAAAGTGAGAGATACACATCAATGCTAAAAGTTTACCTCCCAAATAATTATATCCAAACGGTTGAGACGGAACAATAGCAAATCCCATCACCGCATGACGATTAAATATAGAAAGATTTGCAGGTTCACCCAACCAAATATTCCTGGGCTTAGAATTAATAGTCGGAGATCCAAAACGAATAAACCCAATTATCTTTCCACTATTCTTTTCATATACCATCCAACGCAATTCTCTACCTGGAATATTATGTTCAATAACATGGGAAGAAGTTGCTGTTAGAAGTTCATAAAAATATTCTTGCGGTACCGACTGTTGAAATCTTGATCCAACTGGTTTAACCACAAAATCCATCTCTTCTGGATGAATGTCCTCATTAAAGAACTCATCCTTCAAAGAAAATAATGAAGTACCTCTTTTTCCAATCGCTGCTTCTTTAGTTAGACGAACATAATCTTCAATAGTTTTAA